GTTATCGCCATAATCAGTAGCAACATCCGAGTTTGGGTTTACGGTTGCATTTACTGCACCTTTAAGGGCAATAGGTGTATCGTAAACAATTCCATTTGCGTCATCGCTAATTACTTTAGCAATGTGGACTTCATCAAGTCCGATTCTTGGTGCTTCGTTTGCCATTTTTTTCTCCTTCTAAAAAAATAACGTTATTTATTTTCAAGAGAAAACTTCCCTTGTAAAATACATTACTCTATGTCGCACATTATCGTTTACGTCTTCGACTTCCCGATTGTTACGACAAGTAAAATAATTCTCTCTCATTACTTCCGCAACCTTCAAACCGATTGCAGAAGTGGTCGCATAATCTTTCAATGCCTTTGTAAATATATGAACCTGGACCGCAATAGAATCTCCCTGCGGTAAATTATCCGCAAACTCTATATCATTCTGATTTTCGTCAAGGTAAATTATGCAAGGAAACTTTTCTACTGTTTCGGGATATGCGTCTAACACAACCTTAACCAAATCAGTTATCCTCGAATCATTCAGAATTGTCTTATATAATTTCTTTGCATTAATCATATATACCAACCTTTACCGCGCCCGCCATTATCTCTTTTATTTTTTCCATACTCTTTTCGGTAGCAGGTTTCAACCACGGTCTTGGCTTCATTCTACTTGTGCCGAATTCAAGATATGCACCATAAGGCGGATTTTTTAAGTTACTTCCAACATAGCCGACTAAATTATTTTCGTCTACCTGATAAGTAACTGACCTTCTTAATGTTCCCGTATCAACTGCCGGCGGATTGCCTGGAAGTGATGGGTGATGCCCTTTCTTTCCATAAGTTTTGGAAGTATCTATTGCAGTATCTCTCATTTCTTCCATCGCTTCTTTCTGGATCGTGGCACAACATTTCGCAATAGATTTTCCCAATTCAGTTACAACCTTCTTTTGCTTATTCTGTAAAATGTCTATAAACTCTGAAGGTGTAACTTGTTTCATTCTTCTTCCTCGTTTTCAACTGGGATTAAAAGTGCTTCGCTATGCACTCTCCATTCATTCTGCGGGCAAATATTATAATATTCAACCCTTCCGTCATTATATGTAACTCTCGCCCGATTTCCCGCTAACATAAAACTTGACCTTGTATAAAAAGCCTTTTTTGTATGGGCAGTCTTTTCATTAATTCCGTACAAATCAATCTGTTCTTTTGTTAAAACATTCGGTTGTACATCTGCTTCAAAACTATCAATCGGAGTAGTAAAGTCATACTCTTTTATTCTAGTTCCTTCGTCATTCGTTGTTACAGTTAAAACCGCAATATCAATTCTCGCATTTGGATAATGAACCATTTATGCCACCGCCTGCCTTCTGTAATCAACCAACATACTGCATATTTTTGCAGACAATCCACAATCTGCCATTGTTCCACCATCTGCAAAAGTTGTTGACTGTCCGCCCTCTGAATAACTCTTTATGCCTTCCGCATTGTTCAACTTGATATTGTAACTTTCCGCACAAGCTAAAATGCACGCACTCATAATATCATAAGGTAAACTGTCTTCTGCCCCTTCGGTATAACCTTCATCACCTGGCAGATAATATCCGCTGATATAATCAACTTCAATTTCGTAAACTCCCGAAACTATATCGTATGTCATACCCCTTGTATAATACTGACCGCACCAACCAAGCCCGCGGTATAACATTCCTGTTTTTGAATACTTCGGGATAATTTTGTAATCTTCAATTTCTTGTCCGCCAATCTTTACTTCGCTTACACTCTGGATAGGCTGACAATCAAGAATAAGCAATTGGTCATTGTTGACGTTATGCACTTCGCTATTCTCTTTTCTCTGAAGCGGATAGCCAAGATAGTTTTCAATCATTGCCGAATTCTGTTTTATCAGCATTTCAAGAAAACTGTTTTGAGTATCGCCTGTAATTCCAAGATAAGTTTTTAAACTCGCTAAAGTACATAACATCATTTTCGTTTTTTCCTTATTTCTTAATCAATCCGATAATAAAAAGGATAAAGGCAGAAATAGTTCCAAGAATACCTGCAATCATAGCAGGGATTTTTGCAATCTCTTCAACCTTTACACCCGCAACAATCAGACCAACACAACAAACTGCAATGAGAATGAATTCTACTGTCATTACAATTTTGTTCTGAAAAAATGCTTTGATTTTATCCATTTTCTTTCCCCCTTATATTAAAGGGCGGTTTCCCGCCCCTTGTTTTTATGCTGATGGGTCAATTCTTCCATCACCAAGAATGGCAGAAGCCTTTGTTGCACCTGTCATTTTGATAAACTTCTTTGCACCGCTAATATCAAGTGCGATTCCTACATCTGTTGTAGTTCCTGCATCGGCTGCAGCAACAAGTGTTGCGAAATCTTCAAAAGTTCCATTGCTTGTATCGCAATGCTGAACCTTGATTGCAGTAGAAGAAGTTCCACCGATTGCAACGAAAATAGCAGAATTGAATCCTGTTCTGTCAAATGCAGTTCCTGCACTTCCCTGATATTTGAACTGATTAAGAATCTTGCTTCTCATTTTGCTTACGCTCCTTTATAAGATTTTATAGGGCGGTTTCCCGCCCCTTTTTTTAAGCCTGTGTAAGACTTGCCTTTACAAATGCTTCTGCGTGGCGAACGTTGAAGTCGTGTTCTGTGATAAGGCGAACAAGTGTCAAGTCGTTCTGGAATGCAGAAATTGTGTTTCCGTTTCCATCATCAAATGTGCCTTCTCTGCTCATTTCAACGCTAATATCATAGCCTACACCCCAAAGGAACTGCGACCAATCACCAACCCAGAAATCGGCCTTTGAGTTTGTTGAATCATAACCAACAGTTGCAGATTCAATGAAGTCATAACCCTTGAGCTTTCCGCTATCGAGTGAAGGGAAAGCGAATGGTCCAGAAGCAAATGCCAAATCTTCAAGCCAAGATTCACCGATTGGGTTGAAAAGCCATTTTACGTTTTCCATAGGGATATTTGCCTGCTTCAACTTCGCAAGCATTCCTGTTGGAGTTTTTACACTTAAATCTGTACCGCTTGCAGGTGTCCAAGTCTGAACTCCGCTAACGTTCTTCAATCCAAGTGGAGTATGTGCAGTTCCTGAACCATTCAAGAATGCTTCATCAAGTGCAACCTTTGCATTTCTCATAAGGTCGTCTGCTACCCAACCATCAATGCCTACTGCATTATAGCGGAGAAGGTCATTAGAGATTGGTGTAAGTGCCGCAAGTTTCTTAGCCTTCAGATTTACTTCGCCATAAGTAGCCTGTGATGCAGGAATCTTCTGTGCTTCACCAATCCAATAAGCAGAAGCCTTAGCAGTCATTTTAGGAATAGAAAGGTTTCCGTTTGGCATTGGGACTTTTCTTACACCGAGTTTTTCAAGGATTGTATTTGCATAAAGTGCTTTGATATAATCTGGACTGAATGCGATTGGTACAGTAAATCCACCATCGGCAGGAACTGAAGCAGTAGCGGTTTTCTGACCAAGTACTGCGTGAAGTGCTTTTGAATTTGGATAAAGTTTCTTTGCAACTGCAAGAGCTTCATCGGCAGAAACCTGCTTTACGTTCATAGCATTCTTTTCGTTCATTGCTTTAAGGTATGAACCAATCATTTCGTTAACAACAGTTGTTGAAGTTTCCTTTTTCAATCCCTTTACTGCATTTTCTGCATTTGCCTTTTCAAAGTTCAAAAGCATATTTGCATTGTCTTCAAGGGCTTTCTTGTTATCATCAAGAACCTTTCCAACTGCCTTTTCTACTGCTTCGTTGAATTTCTTCTCGTCCGAAACATTAGCCACACCGCCCATTTCTGACAGAATAGAAGCCTTTGCTTCTTCAATCTGTTTCTTGCTTCTCTCGTCAATGAGAGTTTCCAATTCTTTAGTTGTCATTTTCGCAACTCCTTTTAATTTTTTTCGGTTCTTCCGTTTTATATAAAAGGCGGATTCTTTCCACCCTTTATGCACTTTAGTTTAATTCCCTTATTTTATTTCGTCAAGGTTTATTTCGTCTTCTTCAAAAGTGATTTCTTTCTCGTCTTCAAGTTCAATTACATCAAGATCGCTTTTTGCCTTCTCTAATTTTTCCGCCTGCTCTTTCATTGTTTTATGGCATTCTGCAATCTGTCCTTCAAGCACATTGATTCGCTCTATTGGGTCTATCATTCCCTTTGCATTTTCATCACCGAACGACTTAACCGCCTGTGCGATTGCGTCCTGATTTGCCGGAACTGTTACCGCAGAGAATTCAAGCAGTTCCCATTCATTCACAATTGCCCCGCCTGTCTCTTTATTTGGTACTGCATCCATAGGAATAAAACCAACAGAAACTGCATTAAGCATCCCTGTCTTATAACAATGGTATGTAAAATCGACAAGTTTTGCCTTTTCGCTTGCACACTCTTTTTCGCTTGAAAGTTCTTCGATTGTCGGGAAGTATACATCACAATAAACCGCGCCTTCTTCTACTCCCCAATTTTTTGGGATTCCAAGCGGGTATTCGTGGTAATTGTGAAAACCTAAAAACTGCGGATTTTTTTTGAAGTTCTCAAAGTTACAACCCTTAGCAATCAGAATGTCGCCATCTCTGTCTACCACTTCGCTTGAAATCTTGAATCGTACTGTTCTTTCTTCAAGTTCTTCTGCCTTTACATTGAATATTGATTTTTTCATTTTAAGCCACCTTTAATATTTCTATAGTTTGAATTACTTCCCATATATAATGGTCTGGATTATGTGTAAAATCAGATGCAGGTATTCTGATTAATTCCCACCCCTTTTTTACACCCAAATAATAATTTTTACATTTATCTCTTTTTTGTGTGTTCGGTAAACTATGCCAATATTCGCCATCAATTTCAATCGCAAGTTTAATTTCGGGGAAAGCAAAATCAAGCACAAACCCCGCCATTCCTTCTGTATATTGAACTTCGGGAAAATATCCGCTTTCATTCAACAGTTTTTCAAAAAGTAATTCGGGTGCAGAACGTACAAAGTTTTGTGCTTCCATCACCTTTTGTATCTGATTTTCTTTCCATTGTGGATTTTTGAATAATTCCCTTATACCTTCATTTGCTTTGATTGTCTGCTCTTTTTTTTGTTCGTCTGTCATTGTTGCATAACGTCTATGATTATCTTCCGCAATATTTCTTGTTTTTACATTGTATCTTTTACAAATCCGCATTAAAGAAATTCTAACTATTCCTAAATCTTCGGAAATCTGTTTAATAGTTTTCATTTCTTCATTGTGCATTTTGTCAATCTGTCTGATAAAATCATCAACAGAAATTCCCTTTGCCTTGCAATATGGAACAAGGCTAAAAATACCACTGCGAAATTTTAATTCTTCTCTGCACTCTACCGAACAACAATTTGTATTAGGTCGTGACGGGTGTTTATAATAACCCTTTCCACAAATAACACAAATTGCATTCGGTCTTCTTTGTCTCATATCCATATTGCTATTATACCACACTTTAGAAAATTACGGGAGCTATTGTGCACCTACAGCAACATACATTCCCCGCACTTCCGTTCGGGTCCAATGGGTAAAGCATATTATCAACCCC